GTCAGTGTGGAGTCGTTTGATCTTCAATGATTTGTCACATGTATTGTAGTGAATCGACGTAGCCATTCGTTCATTCACCCTGGGGTACTTACGGTCCAACCGTGATCCAACAGTCGAAGCCATCGGTGGTTTTCTTTCACAAGTAAAATTATATTTTATTGCGTTCACGTACATTCGATGGCAAGATGTTCTAAAAATTAAAACTACATTTTTAATTTTTTCCCCAAATGCAATTTCCAACCTGGCGTATGCTGTCCTCGCACGTAAACAATGGCCAGGTCGGCCGATCGTGACCGGTAGTTGCACAGTTCTTCTTCCGCCTGACACCGCGATCTGACCGCGTGTGTACTTGAGGCATATACGCCAAAACCAAAGAGAGTTCAAGCATATGCTTCTCGTACTCCATGAAGCCTGGCATCCTCGAAAAAAATTTTTCACCAATGCCCAACTGTCTTTTTCATTTTAATCGCGACGATTTTCGGTATTCATACATTGACGAGAACGGAATTGAACCATTTTCGTTCGACCAAAACTTGGAATTCTATGGAACCACCCATCAAACTGCGGCGGTACGAACAATAACCTGCGGCCAATCGTACCAAACTAAATAAAGGATGCAAATAAAAATACAATGCCGAATGTACATGTTGCGATGCAGATTGACGCAAATGTGTTACTGCAGACACCCGAGTATGTGTTGCATACGATGAGCTTAAAGATCTACGAAAAACGACAAAAAATGTTGCAAAGCTACATTGGTCGTCATGTCCGGTATGATGTGAGTGAGAATCACATGTACCGTACTGGTAAATTGTTGACCATCGACGAACCGTATGTTGAAGTACACGATATTGGGTATAAGACAACTCGAAAGATAAAAACTACACAATTATATTTGCCATAAACATGAAGTATTTTTCTTTGGAAGACGTGGAAGAATTGACACGTGGAAAAACAATATATGTAATAATACAAATGGGGTTCGCATCAGAAATCGCGGCAGAGGCCGCCGAAGACGCAACGAAAGAGGCCAGCACTGAGGCAGCGAGAGACGCCGCCGCCGACGCAGCGAAAGAAGCCGCGAGAGACGCCACCGACGACGCAACGAAAGAAGCCGCGAGAGACGCCGTCGACGACGTAGCAAAAGAAGCTGCCGACGCAGCAAAAGAAGCCGGGGAAGAAGCCGCCAAAACTGCAAGAAAAAAAGCAGCGGAAGAAGCCAAAAAGCTTGCAGAAGATGAAGCTGAGTTAGAGGCAAAACAACAGGCCGAAAAGGAAGCTAAAGAGGCTGAAAAAGAGACTGAAAAAGCTGGGAATGATGCTGAAAAAGAAGCAGCTGAAGAGCAAGTGAAAAATACAGAAAAGGAGACCGAAGAAGCTGAAAAGGATTTGGAAAAAGATGAATGTTCAATTAAATGCAAACTAAAAAAGGGAGCAATTCTCGGCGCCGTGGGTGCCGCGGCCGGCTTTTTTGTATACGGTAGGGTAAATCAAGCGAAGCGAAGCGCTTGTATCAAGACGTGTACAGCGAATAAACCCGACACACACACAACTGACCCACTGTGCAGTGACAAGAATAAGGACCCCAAAACGGAGATGCTCAGTTGTAAAAAATACTGCGATGACACATGCAACAAGAAATATCCAAGTAGTTTAGATGTTCTGGGTAGTACGTTTAACGATTTGCTTGATTCGTTGGGATTAGGCTGGGTTGGAACTATGGTCAGATTAGCGATCGAATGTATCGTAATTGTCATACTCATTGCAATTTTTCTTCGAGTTTTGCCTCTCCTCCAATTTGGTTTGCATACACTATTTCCAACTCATGTACATACGGAGCACAAAAGTTTCAAAGAAGCTTTCCAGCATGTGAAACACACATCTTAGGGTCCGTCTATAAATCTCTTGATTTAAATATATGAAAGAATTAGTGGCTAATATTATCCTTTGTCACATTGCCGATCGTTTTACCCCCTCGCCGCGGTGGCCGACCCAATCGCGAGCCGGAGATTGTACTTGAATCCGATGCAAAACGGTGAGACGGGTGTATCGAAAATGTTTGTTTTCAGAAAAAAAACATTTGTTAAAATGACATTCATTGATTTTATCATATATTATATCAAACATAGGCGTTCATATGGAACAGCGCGGAAAGAATGGATCAAATACCATATTTCAAGCAAACGGTAGAGTAGATGAATTGATTCTGCATCAAACTTCCGTGTCTTTGAATGTATCCAACCCGAGTCGCTACATTCTCTCCAGTCCAATAGTACTTCTACCTTCGAATATTCGAAGACATGAGAGTTGGGGTTCATGACTTGGTTTGCGAATGAGCATATTCTATGTCGCTCATTCACTCAACAAAGGGAAATCTCCGTTCGATGCGATTCTTGTGAAATTTAAACGAGTCCAAATGTTGTACATGACGGAAAATCACACGGAGGATCTGTGCAACACCAACAACATTTGCAAATGGGTTGATATGACGTTAAGGGGCATAACAATAGGTACATGTAAATGGAGGTCGTGTCTTACATAAATTCCCAATCCAAATCTTGACAAATTTTTTTCTGCAAGCAACAAACGCAGAATTAATGGTAACTCCGAATAACACGACAACTAAAACATGGCAACTTACAAAAATTTCGTCTTGACGTGCCAATTTGTCTCGACCTTTGAGCAGTGTAAAGGATTCTAAAAATTGATCGTAACCGAGTAGTTGGAAGAATTTATACAGACAATACCTGCGGCGAAACATTCAAAAAAAAGTACCAGACACTATAACTAAATAGAGTTTGGTCGGTTTTGAACAGGTTGGTACGCACGAGTACGACAGAAAATTCTTGCGATCTTTGGGGCAATGTTTCTCAAAGACCGGTTGAACCGCAATAAACATAAGTCTACACATTTCTTCGGCTTCAGGTGGAAGAAGCAATGGTTTACTGCCAGTGAGTTTGCTCGTAATTTGCGCTACATGTTCATATGCTTTTCGCAACTTCAGCGTTTTGAGAACTTCGCGAACTTTTTTGGCGGTAATATCTTTGGTTTCAATTCGTTGATTATACAGTTCGTTCATGATGTTTTCTAACACGGCGTCGGATATTTCAAAATTTTCTTTGGCTTGCACTTGTTGAAGCCATTCATTAAAGTGATTGATCCGTTTCTATGACATCATGGAACAAAATACACGTCAGTTTGTGTCATGGAACATGTTGAGCAACAGGATGGTTATGTTACATAACTAAAGGAAGAAAACTCCACGTCATCGTTATAGCTCATACTCTGCATCGTTGCGTCCAAATATGTCACTGCATATCCACAACTCGCACATGTCATAATTGCCTTTGAGTTTACCAACATGAGAACTTCTTTGCAGAGCGGACATTCGTCGCGCGTATTCATTGCCAATTTAGGAGCTTCGTTCTGTGTTTCTACCAAATACTCATTTATGAGCGTCATTTGACGTTTCGCCGTAGCATCGTATTGTTGGACATAAGAATCGATGGTTTCTCGTTTTCGACCACATCCTGGTACTGTAATGTTTCGAGGCGTTCCAGTCGACGCTTCGTTTATTTCTACACGTTGGTTATATGCATTCATATATGGAGCAATCATCTGTTCAAATTCGTGCTCCCGTACTTCCGATTGACGGCTATCGATTTCAGTCTGTATATCATTGATTTCATTGTACATGTCACGTTTTTGACGATATTGGTGACGCCCCGTTAAATTGTCTGCTGTTTTTCGCAACGCGTTGCATTTATTTCGTAGCGCGGGGATTTCTTCCCGTTCCTGTACAAACTTCGCGCGAGCTACACTAATATGCGTTTCAAGTGGAATATTGGTGTTGTTTTTTTTATTTTCTGTCTTGGGTGCACTCCCGGTGACCCACATGAATTCAAAAAAACTTGCGTTTGAAATCATTTTGATTCTACACAACCCATTTTGTTCTTCATTCGTTTCCACATACGAATGCATCTCCTCGCATATTTATTTTTTCAGTAGAAATGCAAGGACGATTTTTCCCCCGTATCATTCTCTCTTCAACGTAAAATTGGACATGGGTACACCACATAATGTGGGTCCCTTTTCGAATAAATGTGCAAATTTACATTGTGTGCACACCTTTCCGCACTTTATATAATGGTTGTAACACTTCAGAAACAATCGTTTGGTTGTAATGGACCATTGTGTTCTATGCAATGAGTCAAATTTTAGGCGAGATACGCAACCCATTATTTATTACGACCTATTTATTATTCTGTCAACGACGCGCCGAAGTTGATGCACGAGATGGACACATTCGAAGACAACGGAAGTATGGAATAAAATAATGTAATATAGTAACAATTTTGAGATGCAATCAGATGTCCATTTTATACCGCTGGCAAAGGAAAATTGGAACCCGGTTGCGAATGTCGATACATTTCTGACCAACGTCTATGTTTTTCATCGACGCGGAGGAACACGTACACTTGTTGTTCAATACATCTGTGATATATTTGGACTTGTATGCATATCTGTACTGATCTTAATCTGTTTTCAGTTCATTAATTGGCACGATATCATGTATCAGTGTATAAACGTAACTACATGTGTAAATATTCGGTTGTTTACGAATACTTTCAAGATTGGTAAATTCGGTGTATTCTATATCATGATAATGACAATGTACATTGCATATCGAATCGTCTATGCAGTAAATCATTGCATAGACATAATTGATATCCGCAATCGACTTCGAGACGAAATCGAAATAACGGAATCTCAATTTTTGAAAAAATCCTGGAATGAAGTCATGGAATTGCTTGTAGAATATAATCGTCATAAACATTTTTGTATCATGAATCCAAATCTTTCAACCATTGACATTATAAATGTCATGATGCGTCAAACTAATTTCATCGTGGCGCTCGTGTCAAATGGAATCGTACCACAATGGTGTATCAATGACATTTTCTTAACCGTATTCGAACGGTTTGTACTGCGTCCAATGTTCACAGAACAGAATCGTCTCATTTCAATTCTTGATATCAAAAAAAATCAGAAATCTTTATATATCATGGGAGTTTGTGGACTTTGCATTTTACCAATCACAGTGATATTCGTGACTATGACTTACATTGTTCAGCATGTAAATGACATAAAAAGTCGATCCGTTGATTTTTTAGTCCGACAACACCTAACCCCGGGCGCCAAGTATTACTTTGGACTTTTTAACGAGTTACCGCATACACTTGAAACACGAATCGAGAAGGTAGAACCTCTCATCTGGCAATGTCTTGATTGTCAGCGTACTCCGATACGTGGAGGTATGTTTCAGTGTTTACTTTTCGTATTCGGATCGGCAATGGCTTTATTGATCGCGATCTCAATTGTTAATGAAGAAGCGTTACTTCATCTCCGTTTAGGTGGGTATCCTTTGGTGTGGTGGATGGCCGTTTTATCTGCACTCTTTGCAGTATGTCGATATGCGACACATTTGTCTCCCGACTTTTCGCACTATGATGCACTGAATGAAATTCTATGTACGCATATAAAATTCGATTCCCCTGTACATCTGAAACGTTTTTGTCGTCCCCAATTTTTGCTTATTTTGTTTGAAATATATGGCTGTGTAATCACTCCATTACTTTTAATCTGTGTTTTACCCGCAAAATTAAACGAGATTTTTCATTTTTTACAACGAATCACGATAACATCACCACACGGTGATGTTGTATGGTATCAAACCGAACCACATCTACCGATTCCGGTCGTATCGATTCATCTAAGTAACAAATTACACTCGTCTTCTCTGTTATTACAACAGATGTCAGATTCATCGAACGTGCTATTCCGCGAAAGTATATCCTCGTCGTTAATCGAAGCGTGTGAGTTGCATACATAGCCGGTACTCATGGATCGTGGGACATGATCGTGCATCGAGCGGAGATGGCACGTCACCAAGGGAATCTTCCGTATATTACGGTCAGTCTGATGCGCAAATTGGCAAAACGGGTTCTATATTTTCTAGAAGAATATGGACATGCTTTTTGTACCTGTCATATTCTATGACAAGATATTCGAAGACACATGAGAGGGGTGCACGTGTACATTTGTCATACTAATCACAATTAATACATCGTTTATCTGGTGCAAATGCCAAAAATTTTGTATTTGCATGATCGAGTGTTGTGTTATCATTCGAAAATTTGACAATGTCATCGATGATCGGAACATGTGTCAGCAACATTCGACGACAACAGAGACGTCGAATGTTATGTTGGTCTAAGAATTCTCGCGCATCACACTTACGAGTCTCATAGTCGTTCCAAAAATGGCCAACTAGCGAATTGCATGTAAAACACCGTATCGGCAGCATCGATTTCTCTCTCTCTCTGCTACTTTTATCTACGAATAAACTGATTCGCGTATCTCCTGAATGTCACACCATACTTCGGTGTCATAGAATATTGTGGTGCCAACCTAAAAAGCAGTTTCGAGAGGATTCGAAATGGAACCGACCGCGCGATCCTTTTGATGGGTTGCATCGATGGTATAATCGAGCCACACGAATCGTCGAGCGTGTCGATACCATACTTTTGTATCTTAGAATATGTCCGTAGCAACCCAAGTCGCTACATTCTCTCCTCTTGCGCGGTGGAATTTTGCTTCTTGAATAGTGTGTGCATTTACATTTCGACCGACTTCACTCATATGGTTATCAAAAAAAATGTCGGAACTTGTCGGTCATGGTGTGCATTTGCGGTTTAAAATTGCATATAATCATCATCTTTGCGCCGAGATGATTGAACGATTGCGGGTTTACATACGTGATGAAAATGTATGGCTTCATTCATAGTAGAAATCGGCAATGCGCTGTACATGCCAGGAGTTACATCATGTAAAATTGCGTCATGTGTAACCACTCCACTCGTCCACAAAAAATTACATGATGGAAGATTCTTGTAAACCACTTCAATTTTCCCATTCCGGGCGAAATCACCCGTTGCATCGTGAACAATATAATCTATAATTGTTGGCAAATCTTGCTGATTTACAACAACTGTCAAGACACTCTCATATCCTAGAGCATTCAAAATATAGATTTTATACCGTCCGGCTACAAGATTGGATGCTTCGGCCTGAATACTGCTGATTTCTGTCATTTCAACGTCACGATTGTACCATTTATACGTGTATTTTCCCGGTTCTTCTGGTAAACATTGTATTGATCCGCCGTATGATCCCACCGCATCTTTCACCACGACGTTGACCCGAAAAGTCGTTTGCCGTGTACTGGAACATTGTCCCATTTTTCAAGCAAATGAAAAATTACATTATTTTTTGAACATATCACTTGTCATCCGAGCTCAATTGCGTAGCATGGTAGCCCAGGCAGGCTCTGAAAAACGTCGAAAACAAATCAGGTCCCACCGACCACTTCCGCTCCACTGTTTTGGCTCGAGTATACAATTGATATAACCTATGAAAGGGAGCGCGTGCGCGGTCGGTCGCATTTCACGTCATCTTCGAAGTGGTCTTTTAATCAAAAAGTTGAAGTATACCCACAAGACGGTTGATATACGTGTGTTCATTTTGAACAAACTTGCTTAATCGTAATCTGGTCCGTGCACTAGTTGTCTGTGACCTTACAAATTGTCGACACAATGCGGCGGCATCGTTGTGGTAGCGAATTCCACTTCTGTAGCGTTTAAACATGAGAGGTATATGTGGATTATTTGTTACAACTTCAAGATTCGCTGCAAATGCGTCAAATGCATATACCGGTATATGCATATGTGAACCCTTCAGGTATTTATCCGATTGTATGATCGGTACGGTTGCATCCACAACGTCAAGAGGGATGTACTTGCTTCTTTGAGTGACGTTGTCGGTAAAGAATTTCCGACATGGAACATTCGTTTTGATGGTAGATCCAGTGCGATAGACCGATACATTCTGTGCGTGACAGCCAATCACGAATCGACAAAACACGCGTGCATTGTTTTTGTGAACACGTCCCGTATAATGCACACGTGCAAGCAACGTTGGTCGTACGCGAATAGCTTCGATGCCAGGCAGTGCTGCCCATGGAGATTGATAAATACGATGTCTGTGGTCCAAGACAATCAGGTCTGGGTGTGAGTGCAACGCACGAAGTGCATACAGCTGAGAATCCAGAAATCCTGCCGTGGAACGCGATTCGTGCACGTGCCATTGTACGAGTCGCCCTATGCGCCTCAGATGTTCAAATCGAGGAGGCACCACACCATGAAATAGATACACTCCACCTTCGACAATTGGTAGATGCACTGTCAATTTGAGGTTTTTTGCGAACTGCGTTGACGAAATAAACAATGTTCGATTTGGCGTGTCGTCCTGCAACATCGAACACGGTCGGAAAATGCGACCTCGGAGCTGACATAAACGGATCGGAACGGGTGATCGCTGCAATATATATTCAATTGTGTGATATAAGCGAGCGTGTATATGCCATACATCAATGTTAGATACATCGTCCCATATAAATATACAACGAATGTTTAAGATTTGAAGCCGTTCCAGCACTTGATCGATTACAGGCGTCGACGGAACATGTCCGGATATCGTGCGGCACGTTGAAGCACATCGTTCATTCGTCATATTTGAGGAAGGCGATACCATGGAGATAAAAGACGAAATCCAATGCGCCCTGACGATACGTAGCAACTCGATGTCACCTTTTCGATCTATTGTATATCTTGCAAACTTTGACTCTTCCGCATCACACTCGACGAGTGGGCGCGTGTCATGTGAATCGATGTCTCTATATTGCGTCCACATTGGTGGAGTCAGGCTATACAGTTGCAGATTATTCGTTCGGTATAACACGGAAAAGAGGAAATCGACACTTGTGATGTGAGGGAGACTATAGCGTAATAACTGTTTGGCGCCTTTGAGTGTGATAACATAGGCATGAGAACACCCAGGTGATGCCGAAGTTACAATGTTTGTCTGATTCGTTTGTTTCGTTGTCGAACAAAAGTCCCAACACCGACCAAGATTTAAAATATCCCACTGAGAATCCACCATATTTACACTCGCGATCGTATCTTGGACGTTCAGTGTCGTGGTTGGAACCATTGCTCGCGCGTCATGTTCAAAAATCAAAGAAATAGAAATATTTTCAGCCACGATAAGCTCCCATGTTCTACGATGGGTGAGCATACACGCAATTGTAAAAATGCTCTGATACGCGCGTCCGGTCAGACCAAAATGTTTCATGCGTGTCACATATCTCCCGACTGCATGAGGTTCAACAACTCGGTTATGAGTCCATTGTTTCAGATTGATCTCCCAACTCTCCACCGCCGGTATAAATTCGACGTTACTTTGTGGAATTTCTCGATTTCGAAATTGTAACGCTGTCATATAATCTTTTGCGAGAACATATGTACGTACCATTTACACGATTTCGGTTCGGTTCCAACAAATATGATGTATCATTTTTACCCCAGACATTTCCAGCATTGCATGTGTCATCTGACATGACTTTTGTTGTCAGATTCTTCACATGTAAAGAATCTGGCAGTATCATCCGTTTTGTGTCCTTGTCCTAAATCTCGCGTCAACCGCCTGGCTTGTTTCGCACCTTGACAAAGTTTGTCATTTTTCAAATTACATATGTTGTCGGTCATATTCATCTTAGGGATCCCGGGTGAGATCAGTCTATAATTCCCGCGGTTGAAAGAATAAATCGCAAGATTGCCAATAACTTTGCGTTCGTCGAACGGCAATGCACCCGAAGTCATTGTCGGTGAATATTTGAATTGATGATCACCAACAACGAATATGTGGTTCGATTCGATATCAATACCTTTATGCTTGAATATTATACGATTCGTAACATTCAATTGCGCTGCAAATCGAATCGTTTTTAATTCTCGAACTCTCCGGTCCTTCAAATTCACCGTCGACTCCGATTCCTTCCCAGATTTGTTAAAATTTGGACATGTATGCAATTCCACGACTGTATCTGAACTTGTGGTGCATTTTGCTAATATTAATATAGCTGACATCCAAGTAATCTTTGATTGGCTAACACCAATCGTGATTTTGTCCACGGGGGACACTTTGAGGGTGTTATGTCCTTTTTCCTTCATGAAGGCAACCAGAGGAGTTAAATCGGATGTATCTTGCTTAAACTTTTGTGATGCTTTTTGGATGCGAGCATTTATAGACACGATCGCAAATATGGGTAAAAATAAAAATTCTTGTGCACCTGGTGGTACAAACAAACGCGAATCGTGCAGAACTAGGTTTTTGATAGAACTACGTTCATTTTCTAACGAAGGTGCATGTCTAAACACGAGGATTTCGTCCGACTCCGGAGCACGTTGTCCCTCTGTAATCCATTTCTTATAATCTTCGAACTTGTCGATTTTTGTTGTATATAGAGTTCTAAAAATCGTATGAATGTTAAGATGATTCTTATCATAGAATGCTTTTAAGATGATGTTAAAGTTGGTTGATATAGTATTATTCCATTTAGAACACGTTGTATTCGAACCACGGTAAATCAGTTGAGATACTTGGGTTTCTGCTTGCCACATTTATTATGAGTAAATATATTATTGTACATACGAGTACATGATGTGTTTATGAAAGAACCTCGTTCATGTAGAATGCTGTACTGGAACTCGAGTTGTTGCAGAACACGGCGAACAGATACGCGAAACACGATGGCCATGCACATTCCCAAACAGAATCTCGGTGCAGCTGTGGTATTTGCGTATTTATTTCTTACAAGTGATTTCGTT